ATAAGACCCATAAGCTATGATAAGGGATCCGATGGCTTCAGCAACTTCCTTCCAGTGTCCGGTAAGTTCGGAAAGCAAGTCAAGGCTTCCTCCGATGATTCCGTTATTGGCTTGGGCGATGTCGGCAAGCATGATTTCATAGCTGTCTTTGAGTTTGTCCAGTTTTCCGGAAAGGCTCTCTGTCAGGACGGCTTGCATATTATAGAACTTTCCTCCCTCGTTGGTCAAATCCCAAAGCACGTCTTTTACCATCTGGAAGGGGACCTCTCTACGGCTTATTTTGTCGAACACTTCTCCCACGCTTACAACTCGTCCTTCCAACATGCTGAACTTCTTAGCCAGCTCATCCAACAAAGGGATGCCGGCTTCCGTAAATTGCCTTACTTCCTGTCCACGGAGGAATGCTGCACTGCGTACCTGTCCGTAGGCCAGGATAAGGCGTCCCATGTCAACACCAAGTCCCGAAGATATGTCAGCCAGTCTCTTGGTCGTGTCATAAAGTTCTTCGTAAGGAATGGAGAACGCAGCAAGCTGCTTGGTGTAGCCGGTCAGGTCTTTGAAAGTATAGGGGCTTTCTACCGCAAGGTCCCGAATCTTTCCGAATATCGTTTCCGCTCTTCCGGCATCACCAAGGATAGATTTCAGGGCTATGCGTTGTTTTTGAAACTCACCGCCGATTTCTACGATTTGGGTGGCAAAACGTTCAATGGTGTACAATGAGTACAGGTTGGCTATCTGGTTTCTTAGTTGGGATGAAATGTTAGTTCCGCTCTTCATACTACGGTTCAGGCGTTCGCTCGAAGCGGCCTGCAAGTCGGCCGCACGTTGGGCACGGGAATGTGCCGCGGCAAGCTGTATTTGAGATAGGGCCGCACGTTGGGCCATGCGTGCTTGTATTTCCAAGATTCTTTGTGACCGCACGTCGCTGGCCGTGGTGTTGTAATTCAGTCCGGTTTTTGAGAAGGCTTGCCGGATGGCATCCTGCACGCTTGCCTTTTCAACTACCATTTTCACCCTTGCCTCGAACTCCTTGCCTTTCAAGGCTTCATTGATACTTCCCCTCAAAGTCTGTTTGTTCACCTCCATGGAAAGTTTACCGGTATTCTTGGGAAGGGTAGGGGTGATGCGGGCTTTGAATTCCTGTCCCTTCAGGTACGACGTGATGGCATTCCTGAAAACATTCTTGTCTATACCCAGTTTAAGTTTGGCATTTAGCTTGTCGAAGCGCTTCATAGCTTCTTCTATACCTGCCTGGGTATTGTCTTTTATACCCAATGAAAACCATAATTGACCCAAATCCGCCATTCTATTTTCCTCCGTTATCCTTTTTCAACATTTTTAGTCCTTCAAGGCTGATTCTTACACCTTTTCCTTTGGGGGCATTCCCATATTTCTTTTGCCATTCGTCAGCCTTATTAACTACATCCAAGGCATCCGCCTTTTCAAATTCCGGTCCCTCTCCTTTTCCACCTTTCCGTTTCTTTCCCCTTTCATAAACTATGATGGGGCAGTCTATCAGTCCGAGTTCGATTTGGGCAGCCGTATGGACCCAATAGTATCCCCACATAGGGACAACCCATATTCCGAAAAACAGGTTGAGGGGATGTGTCAGGAAGGGATGTTTTTCTCCTGCCGACCACGCAGAGCCATAAAACTCTCTTGACGGATACGATTTACTTCCTCCCTCGTCATCGACTTTACGGTATCCTTCATCTCGGTCAGTAATATTGTACAGGCGCAATATCCCTCCACACGTACTTTTTTTTTACCTGTTTCTATAAGTGGGAGAAGTTCTTCGTCACTGTATTGCATTACGTAGAAGAACCAACGCCACAAGAACCAGTAAAAGAACAGAATCTTCCAATAGCCGTTCAATACGATGGCGGCGGCACATTTGCTGTTCACCTTGTCGTCTTCTTTTTCCGTGAGCATGATGTGGGTTACTTTACGCTTCGTACCGTTCCTCATCCATGCCACATGCCATTTTCTTCCGCGTATTTCAACCGTGTCTTTGCTGTTTTCAACAATGGAATCCAAAAGTGCTTCCTCTTTTTCCGTAGGGGGATTTACCGTCTTTTTCTTTTTCATCTGGTCAAGTCATGATAAGTTTAACAAAAAAGGGCAGCGGCTCATATTGCCACCGCCCGTAATCCTCTCCCTCCCTATGAAGGTTATGCGCCAACCGTTTCACTCAAAATAAAGATGTCGGCACCTTCGCTGTTTTCCAACGGGGTCACGGCCACGTTGAAATAAGCGGGATTGTCCCCGTCTGCCGCTACGAAGTTGGCATACATCTCCACATTGGGAAGGATGATGATGGTCTGCCGGTCCTCGCTTTGCATCAGGAGGGCTCCGGTAACCTTCTTCGGAGAAAGACTGTAGGCCGCACCTTTATAGGTCTTTCCGTTGATGATATTGGTGGCACTTGCAATGGTCTTCTTGTTTTCCATAAGAAGGTCGTTAACCACCCCCGCCACGCTCGCCACTTGGAACGTAATGTCCGGGTTTCCTTTTGAAGCCTTGGAGGTCCATACTGCTTTGGTCGTGATTCTTACGCGTGTCACGTCGGCCGAACCGGTATCGAACGTCACCCCATCATCCAATGCCGGAAGCTCCATGTCCATGGTGAGGGCTTCGGAACCCAAATCCGAGGTCTTGATTTCACCGGCTTTAAAATACACTTCTTTTAAGTCGTTGAACAATACTTTTAAGTCTGTCAACGCTGTTGTTACTGTCAATCCTGCCATATTGCTAATTTCATTTAATGGTGTTATCCTGTTAATTTTCTTGCTCATAAGAATCCGTGGTGTTTACGATAAGTTTTGCTTGTATGTTCCATATCGTGAAGCCTAATCCGTCATCGCCTTTTAAGACAAGTAAAGGCCGGACTGCCGAGAACCTTTCGGTCACAATAGGGAACTCTCCGGTCACTCCGTCCAGCATCTCTTGAAGTTTCTTTGTATGTGCTACGCCTTGGCTTCTGTTCCTTACTGCTATTTCTATGCGCAGGGTGGTTTTCTGGTAGGCGTTTTGGTCTTCAATGGATACAGGGAGGGAAACCACGATGAAATCATCCATCTGTTTCCCTGCGGCCGCAGGACGATGTTCAGGAAACACATGCTCCGAAATACCGCCCAACCTTTGGCATACCTCTTCCAAGACTTCGGAAATGTAATATTTCGTCACGTGGCTCATTGCGGTATGGGTTTTAGGTTTTGCAGCAGTATCTGTCTTGCACGTTGCCATGTTTCCGTGAGCACGTTCAGGTTACGTGACGATTCGATATATTCCGAATATTCCGTACCCGTACACATCACTATTGAGAAACCTTTTTTCGGGACATTTGTATAGCTTTTTAGAAAGTTCAACGAAGTGTCCGAGCCATAAAGGCTGTCCACATCCGTCTTTCCTCTCACGCCTCTGGCATGCCCCTCGTAAGGATGAGACAGATACACATACTTTCCTTTCTCCACTTTAAGTCTTACGGGAGGTCGGTTCCATGATTCCTGGAAACTGCAATAGGCCAACTTACCGTCCATGTATATCCCACAGGCGTATGAAGTCTGAGTATTTCCGGTGAAACCCTGGAACTCCTTGGATTGTACTGCATCCGCAAGCAAACGCTCACAAGCGGAAGAAAGGATGTCCTGAACGTGCGTATGGATAATCCGGTGGGATTTTTTCATACCGGCCTTAAACACTTTTCGGTTCATTGTCTTTACATCCGTACTCATATCCTTAGTTTTTAGAAAGGTTGAAATATACCGTAGTCCCCCATCCGCAATGCTCCACGCCTGTCACAAGTATTCCTTCCCTGTGGTCTCTCCCGAAGGCGGTATAGTCCAGCAAGTCACCTTCCGATACATCTATCAGTCCGGGAATGTCAAGACCATAATCGCCTTTGTAAACTCCGTTTGATTTAAAGCTGCGGAGGGAACTGTTTCCGTATTTCAAGCATTTACCTGCATATACGGTTTCCTTTTCTCCGTCCGAAAACGAAGTCTCTCCTTCTACCTTATAGATTACACATAGGTGTGGAAATTCCGGATTTTCTACCTTCTTGGCCATAACCTCATTCCTCTTGCGTGCAACTTTATCGTGGAACCCGCCACGTTCTCCCCATATTTCTTATAGATTTCGTTTGCCATGATACGCAGGTTGCGTTTGTCGTAAGCACTGCTTTCTGTCGAACCCTCCTTGTGTTTCCAAGTCCCGTGAGCCTCTTCCACGCTTCCTTTTATGCTCGGCGTGCTGGCACACCACATATACAGGTCTGCCTTGCAAAGTTCCTTTTGCTTTCGTGTCAACTCCTTTGACGGGGTTCCCGGGGCGATTCCACGGTCTTCAAGGATAGTGGCGATGGCATT